TCTCTGATCTTACTACTTCTGCTAAAGATAAATTCTTACTTAGTTTCATAATATTCTAAATTATAGTCCTGTTTTAAATAAAAGTTTACTGATTAGTTTATTCCATTTAAATTTAAACCATCTGTTAAAATCTCTAAATTTTTGTGCTAACCACTCAAATATTCTTGCCATAGTTTATTTTTTTTCTAAAAGTTGTATTATTTTAATTACTGTATACACCAAAGTTGCAATTATTAGGAGTGATTGTAATGCTTCATTTATTTGTGCATTTGTAATTATATAAACTACAACTCCTAAAACTGTTGGCTGAAATCCTTGCATTATCTTTTATGCCTATTTATGACAGCCTGTATACTGTCTAATCTTATTGTTATTTCCATTGTTAGTCCTGCTTCAAATTTAGCAACAGGTGTGGAATTTTTATATATTACTATTGTTGGGACACTTTTAATTGATTTTTTTATATTATCACTTTGATCCTCTACAAAAGCATATTGTACTTTACTGTTTCTTAATTTATCTAAACCTTTATAAGTATTGTTTTGATTCCACTTATAATTAAAATGTACTGTAGTTATATCTTGACCATAACTAAATACACTAAACAGTAAAGCTAATATTAGTATTCTCATTTTCTTATTATTTCAAACAGTTTCTCATCAATCTTCTTGACAGTTTCATCAATCTCCTCTACCTTTTTATTTGTATTAATTATATTTTCTCTAATAAGCTGATCCTTAAGGTCATATTCTGTTCTAGATACCTCAGGCTCAGGTAATGCTTTAGCCTCCTCTATTTCACCTTGTAATGCATACCACATACCTACAAGTGAAAATATACCTGCACCTAGCATAATTAAATTTTCTATTGAAATGTTTACTTTTTTCTTTTTAATATTATCTATATCTAGTTCACTCATATCTATTTATTTATTTATTTATCCAACAATATCAGGATCTGCCCATGCCATATACCAATATGCATCACCATTACCATTAGTTGTACCATACTGAGAGTTTACTTTAAATCCTGTACTTGTAAAATCAAATACTTGAGTATGATTAAACCATGCAGTATTACTACTTAAGTTTGTAACTCTTAAATCAGTATTACCTGATTGATACCTATTAGAACATAATACTGTAGCAGTATTTGAACCTTCTTTTGCTGTACCTACCCATACCATACTAGGTTGAAAACCACAGTTTATTTCAGGTCCATCTGTACTAGATCCATTTCCTGTGTAAGTTCCCATAGATGATACTCCATCAACAGGAGAAAAGGTCCACATTAACATAGACTGATTGTTTAGATTTACCCATTCTCTTGTACCAATCCTTACACTACTTGAAGATGCTGCTGTATCTTGCCATGTCCAATAGTCATCAGCACATCCACCATAAGAAATTTTATGCCTGTCTGTCCAACTAGCACCAATAGGTCTACCTGTCCAATCATAGTTAGAATCTCTAGTTTTACAAATAGGAAAAACATTACTTGTACCTAAACCATGAGATACATTTCTATAACTAGCATTTCCAGTATATGTTGTCATTGACATAAGTATATCAGAATTTACATCAGGATTGGCTGTATTTCCACCTATTTTCCAACAAAATGCCATGTAAGAGTTATTATATCCATTTAAATCACTATTACTTCCTATTGTAAAACCACCTGAATCAAAAGAAATAAATCTACCACTACTATCAAGTCTTTTTCCACTTCCATTAAATTCATACCAATAATGATTTCCATTACTAGCAGTTCCATCTACTTTTGTAACTACAATTTTATGAGCATATGAACTTGTGTGATACCTTACAAACAAAATTATATCAGGTGAAAATGATAAGCCTGTAATTGCTCTATTATTTGTACTATTACCTGTATACTCTACTACTTGATAGTGTTCAGATAATGTTATACCTGATGCTCTAGGAATCAACCTTTTATTTAATGCCATTTTTTAATCTATTAAATGTTCATACAATACAACTTCCTGTTTTGTTGATAATGCATTAATCTCATTTTCTATTGTTACACTTTCAGCTCTATAATCAGCTCTTTCAGTTGTAATATTAGCAGGAATTTCTGCTCCTGTTTCTGCATTTCTAACAACATACCAGTCAGTATTTTTTAGCCTGTCATTGATTTCATCTTTGTAATTAGCAATTCTATTTTGTTTTAATTCATCTAATGTTTCAGTAAAAGTCTTATCAACTAAGTCTCTTTTAAAAACATTATTTGCTTCATCAAAATATAAATCACTTAAAGTATGAATACTATCATTATAATCAGCAGGTATCTCAATGTCATAAAAACCATATGATTGTAAATCACTATCTGATAACAAATGAAATCCTCCAATAACATTACCCCAAGATTTTGGTACACTACTGTATTGTTTTATTTCTCCATTTATATTTATTGCTTTCATTCTTTTTTTAATTTAATTTATTATGGTGTAGGATCACTTGTATATGTTCCAACTGAATAATGGTAAATTTTAGAACCTGATGAATCATCTGTACAAACTATTTGTATTAAGTTGTTTGTAGATCCATCATAATCTACTTCTGAAACTTTGTTAAAAGTAGAACCTGTCTCAGAAAATGTAATTGTGTGATTTCCTGATAAGATTAAATCAATTACCTGCCCTTGTACTGCATTACTAAATGTAAATGTTGCATTACCACTTGCTGTTGCAGTAAATGTTGTAGCTGCACTAAAATCTAATGCAAAAGATGTGTTACTACCTAATGCAGATAATACAGTATATCTGTTTTCTAATTTTGCAAAAGTTATGTTATCATCAGCAATATGTGCTGTATCTATAGAACCATCTACATACTGATCTGAATCTACTGAATCTGCTGCCATCATAGCATTTACAATTTGTACCTCTGCAATAGTTCCTGCTGCTGTACCACCTAGTACTCTGTTAGCAGTTACTAAATCTTGCATCTTATCATATGTTACTGCATCACTTGCAATAGTAAGTGCAGTTGCACCTGTAACATCACCTGTATGTGTTTGGTTATAAAGATTTGTAGATCCTTGTGAAAGGTCATCTGTATCTTTAGTACCCAATCTAGTGTCAAATGCAGAGTTTGCTCTAGCATCTGTATAGTACAAATTAGTACTACCTTCTGATAAAACATCAGTTGTAGAGTTTGTTTCATCTATTAACTTAATCCAGTTACCTCCATGTGCATAATATCCTTTACCTGTTGCATGTACATGTGCAAACATACCATGATAAGTTGATGCACTAGGTAAATCAGCTTCTGCTGCATACATGTTAGAATATAAAATCTTACCTGTTGTAGTAAAGTTGTATGATTGACCATCTAAATTACCACCTAATTGTGGAGTAGTATCTTCTACAACATTGTTAATACTAACTGCTTGTACTCTTGCATCAGTATAATAAAGATTTGTATTTTCTGTTATTGCTGATGTGTTTAATGTTATATCAGCAGTACCATCAAATGAAACTCCTGATATGTTTCTTGCTGTTTCAAGTGCTGTAGCTGTTGCTGCATTACCAGTTGTTGATCCTGATGTACCACTTACATTACCTGTAACATTACCAGTAACATTTCCTGTTACATCCCCAGTTACATCTCCTGTAAGATCTCCTGTTACATTACCAGTAATTGTACCTGATGCTGATATTGTACCTACACTAATATTAGGTGTACCAGTTAAACCTGCTGCTGTAGTAGCACTTGTAGCTGCAATACCTAATCCATCTACATATGACTTTGTAATGTGTGCCTGTACTTCTGATTGGCTAGGTCCTGTATAAGTAAACACACCATTAGAATTGTTATAACTTAATGAACCATCTCCTCCTGAATCAGTAACACTAAAATCAGTTAATCCAATACCACTTTGTGTAGATGCAACTGTTAAAGTACCTGCTGCATCATCATATGTAAGTGAGATACCAGTACCTGCTGTCATTAATGTGTTTACTTGATCATCAATTCTTTCATTAGTAAGA